TAAATCCCCGTGGGCATAAGTGTTAGGGTTCTTAGTGGTCATAGTTGGATTACTATAAGTCAAAGTAAAACCAGTTTCATTTGTATAACGATGCAAGTATTCAGTCCAAGATGTAATATGTTCTCCAAAACAGAACTTTTCAGGGACAGTACATTTAGCTGGAATCAAAGATTCAAAAGGTTGCTCGAATCGTATACGAGGCTCAACATCTGCAGTGACGGAGCTCATTTGTGGTTCGATAACACTAAAATCTTTTTCTTCATCATTATTATTATCGGTTATCGGAAGAGGAACATTATTTCTAAGTCCCAATCCAGCAAGCTTCACATTTGTGAATTGCATATACACAGTGATTGGTACAGTTGGAGTATTTGAAGCTCCTTGTAAAATGAGGGGTGCAAGTACATAGACCTTAATATATCCCATAAGGCCTAAAGCAGTTGTATTATAACTGTTCGCCATATTCCACCAAGTAAATGGTCCTACAAATGGAATGGTGAATTCGACTGGGACAGTCGTATTTGCTGAGAGTATATAGTGATTATTACCAGATGACGTATATATATCTTGTAGGGGATTACAATCAGTTGTTGGTTTTTGGAGACACGGAACAAATGCAATAAGCAACTTTCCTGCATGAAATGGAGTACCATTGAGAACGAATTTGACTTTGGTATCAGCTCGAAAATATTGAAATCGTTTGAGCTTATCTTGCAAGTTGGTTGATGTAGTCATAAGTTGTGAAGGTTGGTGATATGTTGCGATAAGGGCTTCAGCAGCAGACGCACCACTCCAGGTAATAGTGTCAACAGGATACATTCTTTCTACCACAGTTTTAAGGCCTTGATCAGGATAAGGATCTTCGGCATTCATAACGTCATAGATAGGAATGATTGCTTCAGTGGAACTAGGAACACCCACCAGGTCAGAAAACGTGGTGAGTCCTCTCAAAGTTTCAGTAGGCTCAGTGTTTGTTTGGCGCTCGCTCATGTCCGTTGAAGACATTTGCGGTTCTATTTTATGAGTCTTTAGAAGTTGTTTTAACCGATTAATCTCATCTTCTTGAGAAGAGACAAGATCAGCGAGCGCAGCGACAACTGTGTTGTCAGGTTTTTCTTTTTCTATCATAAGAGCAGTGTATGCAACATAGGCAGCTGATTGTTCAGCGCCTTTAACCGTAAGAGAGACTTGAGCGCCTTCAAACGTTCGTGCATTAACAGTGACTTTTGATATAAAAGTTTGTGGATGTACCTGTTTTTGAACTTGAGTGGTAACATACACAGGTAAGGAGAATTTTTGCTTTTGGCAATATTCTTGGAGATAATTTTTGTAATTCTCGTGAGGATTTGACATCATTTGAGGTTCAATGTCAAAATAATCAGTTTGGACACGAGCTTTATACATATCACCAAGTAATTTCTTGGCAGGAAGAAGCGAGTTACGAATAAAACGCTGTTTTCTTATACCAAGTTTGCCAGCATCAATTTGGCCTCCTTTTCTCTTTTTATTAGTTGCTTCAACATATATTTGTTCTTTTTCAAGCAACGTGTCAATAGCGAGAATAGTACCTGCATATGCAACTTTCAAATCTTTTTCAGATACTTCCATTTCAGGTTGAACTTCTTGGGGAATAGACGGTGGTCGTACTCCCCATACGAGAAGGGTGATGTTGGGGGAGTCAGGTTCAGAAAATCCGCGGGCAGGTTTATATTCTAATTGAAAACGATCAGCCCATAAAGCTTCATAAGTAACACGTACAGGTCCACATCCTCGTTGTCCGAGGTGATAATTATATTGTTTCTTATGTTCTTCAAATTCTTCTTTACCATATTGAAACCATTCTCGACACGCTTGAATGCAATTATCTGTAGTGGCAACTTGTCGAGAAATCTTTCCGGGAGTTATCCAGTTAACCATATCCTCAACAACAGATCTTTGTAGAGGACATTGCTTTCCTTTATTTCGGAAGGAACGTTTAAGAAATGTGACTTGTTCAATAGTATGGAATTCATCAAGAGTAGATCGTTTGTTCGTGGGAGTCCAAGTCAATTCAAAATATTGCATAAAAGCACGAGCAATATTAGAAAATGAGAGGAACCTAAATTCAGGAGGGGCAGATATAATATGATCATCACCAAAGTCAGGTACTTCAATGAGATCAAGAAATTCAGTAAGGGGTTTAGGAGTTTCATGAGATTGTAAAGTTTCAAGATAAAGAGCACGAGAGATGTAATAGCACATAAGAGCTAATTCATCAGAATTAGTAGGAGTAGTAAGATGTTGGCCAGAATTATCTTCGCCCTCTTTACCTTTGAAAATTACATTAGCGCATACTTTGTTGATACCGGGATCATCTTTACAGAATCCTCTAGTATCTTCAAAGATACCACGCCGTATTTGTTGAGCTTCTTTAGTATGTGTAGGAGAACGACGATACCATTCTTCGCGTAAATTGTGAATTTCTTCAGCAGGTTCAGGGCAAAGATTGATATCAAAGCCTTTAATATCACCGTCTTGATTTATGGTTTCAGGACCAAAACGAGTGAGACGACGATATAAGACTTCCCAATCAGAAGAGTTTGGGTTGATACCTAGTTGGCACCAAAGAAGATCTCGACACATTTTTTGATTTTCAACATAAGCTTCGTTATATTGACGTGAGGCTAAAAAAAGAGGCAAAGGAGCACTATATACGACACGAGGTATCTTATATTTATTATCTTCAATAGGTCGGCGTTCGTCCATCTTAAGAGCAATGGACCAATATATGGGAAGTCGTTTAGATTTTTCTGTGTAACCATCAATAAGATCTTTGTAATCTCCAAGAAGAATGGAGGTAGGGCAATAGATTTTAGATCCATCGGGTTGATCAAGAGCAGAAAAATAGTCAAGTTTTCCAGGTTTATTGTGATGTTCGAGTGTGTATGGATAACCAGGACTGGTATCCATATGAATAGGAATAGAATAACGATAGGCTTTCTTTCCATTAATAGCGTCATGCATAGAATAGACTTCGGGTTTGATACGAGTAGGAATTTTGTCTAACATATACATGGCAATATCATGGAGCAGTTTCCTATCACCTTTAAAATGATGTTGTGGAATATCCATTTTCTTAAGTGATGCAGTGAGAGGAAAGGTTTTGATACCTTCATCATTATAATATGGTTTTCCAAATGCGGGACGAGTAGTAATAGGGGTAACACATTCATAAATGCATGATTCTTCATAGGGAGAATTCGCATTTATACGCTGAGCATAGGATGGCTCAAGGATACCAACAGTTTTAATGTTAGATCCGAGCTCTATCTTGGGCTCTCCAGATGACGAAAATTTAATTTCTTTCATTTGGGGTTCTGTCTGTTTGGGATGTATAAAATTTTCATTAAGTACAAAGACAGCTTCAAGATCTTCTTGAGTTATAGGAACGCAGTATCCGGTTGCACCAGATCCTGCAATATGAGGTCCTACAATTT